ACCTCTCTCTTTATTGATTGGCATGGACTACACCAGTCTGCCGTATATTTGAAAATCATTACCCCTCTATTTTCTTTCAACAACTGTAAAAAATAATTTCTATCTCCTTCATATTGGTAAGCCATTTCTTACAATATTATATAGTTTAATCTTTATGTCTAATTTCGCAAAATAGTATTTCATCAATATGATACATCTAAGTGATATGTGGTGTATTACTAGAAAAATTGATAGTTATATTGTGTAAGAAGAAAATACAAGGTATAGGCATATTATGTATTGTTCTATTCTAAAGAATAATCCGTTACGATTGTATGATGTTACTATGCGTCACGGATTACAGTCTATTTCGAAAATATATAGCTCTCAAGAAAAATTACAAATGATAGAAAATATCATAATCAAAAAAAAACCAGATGCTATTGAAATCGGTTCGTTTGTCTCGCCAAAACTAATCCCACAATTAGCTAACTCGTTGGAATTATTTAGAGAAGCAAATTCTGTTATGTATACCAATAAACCACTTGATATCTTTGTAGTTACACCCACAATAAAAAGCGTTGAATTAGCTGCTAAACACGACGTGCTCAATTATTCATTTGTCACTTCCTTATCCAATCCATATCAACAAAAAATCAATAACAAAACCATACACGAAACTAAAGAGGATATTACACATATGATAAATACTATTGATAACAGTTGTGACGAAAAAAAGATAAAACTGTATGTTTCATGTTTTAGTTACTGTCCAATCATTGGTAAATTGAACAACGACATGATTGTAAATGAAGTTGTCACTTATTATCACAAATATAATACAATTCATGACATATGTCTAACTGATACCTGTGGTTCATTACAATTCAATGATTTCAAATATATTATTGACCGCCTTGATGAAAACAATGTAGAATTCAATAGATTTAGTCTTCATTTACAAAAACAATATAATCATCAAAATATTAAAAATATTATCTGTTATGCGATGAAAATAGGTATTTCAAGTTTCAATGTATCTAATATTTCTAGTATAGACCTGTCTAATATGTCTAATACGTCTAATATGTCTAATATGTCTACATATGAAATGGCAGGTAATATAGAATATGACAATATATATGAATGTCTTTAGAACAACTACTTTTGCTTGAACCTATACACGCGCCCTTTTCTGTATTTTTCACTTCGGGCACGCTTTATTTGTTTTTTTGTCAGTTCATCAAATGTTTTTGGCGTTTTTTTCGTAATACGTAGAGATGGTCTATACACATCATTTTTGTTCTTGTATCCCACTTCACCTCGCTGGTTCGTCCATTTCTCAGCAAACCATCTAGACAAACCACGTTTTTTCGTCTTGGTTCCCTTGTATGGTTTCGCTCGTTCACCGTATTTTTGTGTAAATTGTTTTTTGTATTCTTTTACTACTTTACCGCTTCTATAAGCACTATGTTGTGGTTGCTCTTTGTAAACACGCTTCTTTATTTTACTATATAATTTACTATCAACCGGTTCTGACATATGACCCTATAGAATTATATAATATTTTATTTTTTGTCTACCGTGTCTGCCTGGTCTGCCGACGGCTAAAGTATATGCGGTTTTGGAATAGTATACATTCTTCCAAAGGTTTACTCATTCATTTACTATCTTTTCTAGTTCGCCAAGATTTATCTCAGGAAAATCCACATGACATTCCCAAAAATATTTACAATATGCCCATTTATATTCATAATCCGTCCCATATATTTCACTACATTGTTGTAGCAACTTATTTTCTATTCGTTTGGGTAATAAATATAAACTTTTCTTGGGCAATACATAACTAAGCTGAACCACGTCTGTTACCGGATTAGATGGCTGTTGTTCCAGCAATTCTGTATCAAAATAAGGCACGTATTTCAATAAATCCTGTAATATCGGCGGATAATGATATTTATAGGCCCATCTCCAGTCTACACAACCCACACTATAATACTTCCACGTCCATTCCAATCCTTCCAAATAATTCAAACTAATCTTCTTCCTCCATTCATCGTCAATGTCTACATCAAACAACATATCATAATACCGCGATTCCCAAAACTTGTCATTCGGATTAATATATTTTTCCACTTCTCGTTCTTTTGATGGAGCATGAAGCATCTCTTTGTCGAAACGACTCGTATTTTCATCAAAATGAGGTGGTCGTTTTTCTTGTTTATTCCGCTTGGCATAATCTGCTTGAATATACGATTCCTCGTGCTCCGATAATTCCTTGATTAATAGTCGAAAGTTCTTCCACACTATTTTTCCATCAACGATGATATTTTTCTTACTATTTCCCAATACATTTCGATATGTTTCCATCAAAATGTCCATACCGCCAGTTCGCAAATTAAGCGCCGGAAAATGGGGTAAAAAATCGTTTCCTAACATGAAGCATAAAAATATGTAGTCAAACACGCGATTCCTCTCTACATCCGTTGTCGGAGACACATCATTATTCAAGTAGAATACCAATTGGTTTTTAAATTCAGGTATGTCTATTACATACATGTAATTTGGATCTAGTGAATTGTCAATGCTTTTTATAAAATCCGGCGTTTCACGAAATAAATACATATTTTCACAATATTGAAGATTGTTTATCGTCAGCATAATTAAATCAGCATCTAGACCGTAAATAACACTTTTCATATTCTTCACGTCCTCGGTATGTTCGCGAATATGGTCAAAAATTTTATGCTCACCCTCTCCCGGAAAATCGCTCCCACTAATGATAACTTGATTCACATTAAAAGACGATGGTTTGCGAAAATGATAACGCACTTGAAGATTTAACTTATTCATAAAATCAGTCCCGGGCGTAATCGCAGTACTATCCCACGCTGGCTTGTCAGACGGATCATATTGTCCCATAAACCATGACTTGTATCGTCTGTTTTTCTGTTGATTTAATTTCGCCACGGGTGCCACACCATCAAACGCTACATACACCAGATGTGTAGGACAAATTTGCTGTATATAAGTTTCAATCTTTTTACATACAGCATTAATTAGTTTTCGTTCGAATTCATCATTGTTCCCACTATATTCTATTTCCCGCATCGAGTCATATATTACCGAATTACTATCCAAATACAACTGATTTACTATGAAATTATTTTGAAACTTCTTTACTATATTTGGATAATTTTTTATAATGTATGAGAAGTAAGCTGGTATGCCCATTACATACTATAATACTGTTTTTTTAAACCACTTTGGAAATCATTAAGTTTAGCGATACATTTAGGATAAAGATAATCAAATCGACAATTAATTTAAATGAAAATTTTAAAATCGATAAATATATTAATGAAAAATATTGTTATTCCTCAAAATACCGGTGACGCAGCAGGTAAATCGGGAATATCGCCAAATGTAGATGAAAAGGCTTTGCTCGATGACCAAATTCAGTATTTCCATAATTTAGTCCAGAGCACTTTGTTGTCTATTCAAAAATACAAGCATTTGGATATTCTTGGCGCAAATGAATTAAACCAGTCTACGCAAATCTTAGAAAAAATCTACCTCGAATTATCAAACAATCGACTTTTGCTAAAAAATAAAACCAATTATTCTAAGATTAAAATGAATTTAGAGACAATTCGTTCCGACCTAAATAATGCTTTTAAGTTATATGGAACGGAAAACGTGCACGATTTATTAAATGTTGCCTTCGGAGACGATTATTTATCTACCGTTCAATGGGATAGAAATAAGTATGCCATTTTGGAAAAACACTTTCATCCTATTCATTTTAAAATTATGCCTTGGAAAACAGACCGACCTTCTGTCGCAAATAATTTCATTGAAAAGAATAAAATAGTGGATGATGTCGTCATTCTCGAGAAATCTGCCAACTTGGATTGTTTCGATTTATGTAGAACAAATGATACTTTTCAAGCAAAGGTATATGGCATCAAAGTAGCCTTTCATAACCAAAAAGAGAAAAAAACTATCGTTGCCTCTGGTTTAGTAGATGACTTATTAATCACTTGTATAGACAATGATTACTTGAATTCTAAATTAGAATCATTAATTAAAGAATCGCCGTCTCATACAAATTACGAGGTCAACACTTTCCAACGGTTTATCCATTCTATTACATTAAAAGAATTACTCGTATATTCGACCGATGAATTAATCAAAAAATACCAAGGATATATTAGTCAAATTGTCCTTATCAAACAAAAACCGGTCTCTCAAGTCGTGAAGGAATTTATGAATAGCGACTTATATGGACAACGAAATACATTGATTCAATTGTTATTGAAATCAGATGAACACGAGTATCAGTATTTGGCCTATTTATTGTATGATTTATTATCAAACGATAACAATGGTAATATCGATACTAGCGAACAAACATTATTATTTGATAGCTTACCATGGAAAATCAAAAGTTTTTTTAAAGAGGCGATGAAACAAACGATTACGTATACAAATACTTTGTCCAATTTTGATAATAGCAAGATTCCTCTTGAACAGCAAATATGCTTGATGAAGGCGCCTGATTCGGTTAAAGAAAAGGCAATGAATAAGTTGAAAGAAGTGAAATCCAAAACCGATGATACCGGCTCAAAGGCACGAAGTTATTTGGATGGATTGTTAAAAATTCCATTTGGTATTTACAAACAAGAATGGATTTTGACTGTCATGGATAGCATAAAATGCGTCTTTAAAAAATTATTGGAAAAGGTATCTAAAATGGATTCCAGTTTTACTATACAAATTGATATCAATAAAATTACGAATATCCAAATAAAGAATATATGTGAACAAATTAAACAAAAATATAATGACAATACATCTAATAAAATTGTTGATACATTGATAATTATATATACTCCAGATAAGCGAAACGATTTGATTATAAATATATGTAATATTAACAACCTCATAAAGAAACACAAACTGAAAGTACATAAATTGGCTCATTCTGGGAAAAAAATGGAATTTATGAAAGATGCGATTAAATCTTTTATTGAGACATTTAAAGAGAATCATATTGTAGTTGAACAATTGTCCGTTTTAAAAAATATATCAAACCTTTCGATGACTGAGTCAATATTAGAAGATATTATTACTATTGAAAAAAAGTGGCAGGAGATTAACCGATATATGAATACAGTTAAATCTACGCTGAATGATGCCGTTCATGGACACGATAAAGCGAAAACGCAAATCGAACGCATTATTGCCCAATGGATAAATGGAGAGCAGGGTGGTTATTGTTTTGGGTTTGAAGGACCACCCGGCACTGGTAAGACGACCTTTGCGAAAAAAGGACTTGCTAAGTGTTTAGTCGATGAAAATGGAGAAGCAAGACCGTTTTCATTTATTGCGATTGGAGGACAAGACAATGGAAGCACATTGAATGGACACAATTATACATATGTCGGCTCTGAATGGGGTAAGTTTACGGACATTTTGATAAAAAACAAGTGTATGAATCCAATTATATTTATTGATGAATTGGACAAGGTAAGTAAAACTGAACATGGCAAGGAAATCATCGGCATATTAACTCATTTGATTGACTCTACTCAAAACGATTGTTTCCAAGACAAGTATTTTAACGGTATCGACCTTGATTTATCCAAAGCATTGTTTATATTTTCTTATAACGATGTAAATCTCATAGACCGCATATTATTAGACCGCATTCATAGAATCAAGTTTGAACATTTAACAATCGAAGATAAACTGGTTATTACCAGAAAACATTTGTTGCCCGAAATAATGAAAACTATGGGGGTTGAAGGATGTATTGAAATCACGGATGAAAATATAGTCTATGTCATAGAAAATTACACCAATGAACCTGGTATTCGAAAGTTTAAGGAATTGTTATTCGAAATTGTCGGCGAAATCAATTTGTCGTGCTTGAAAAACTATGATAGCATTGAATTGCCTATTAAATTATCCAATGATGATATTAAATATAAATATTTGAATGAACGCCACGAAAATTTAGATAAGAAAATACCGGGTCACTCGGCAGTCGGCGTTATCAATGGACTTTGGGCAAATTCTATGGGTCAGGGTGGTATCATCCCCATCGAGGCAAAATATTTCCCATCTACCTCTTTTATGGAACTAAAACTGACTGGGCTTCAAGGTGATGTTATGAAAGAAAGTATGAATGTTGCTAAAACACTTGCCTCCTCTTTAGTAGATAAGGAAACTATGAAACAAAATCTAAAAGAATTTGAAGACACAAAAATGCAAGGAATTCATATTCATTGCCCAGAAGGAGCCGTTCCAAAAGATGGACCTAGTGCGGGAACTGCCATCACTTGTACTCTCTATAGTCTGCTTACTGGTAAGAAAATTAAGAATACCACTGCTATTACAGGTGAGATTAATTTACAAGGCTATATTACCGCAATTGGTGGTCTAGATTTGAAAATATTGGGCGGTCTAAAAGGGGGTGTGACGGAATTTATTTTCCCCAAAGAAAACGAAAAGGACTATAAAACATTTGTGGATAAATACAAGGATAAACACCTATTGGATAGCATCAAATTTCACTCGGTGGAAAATATTCATCAAGTATTGAACCTAATGTTTGAAGAATAATATTATTATACTATGATAATATATACATTAAAATGGGCATGCAATTAAATTTTAGTAATCTATTACAATTTTTCGCGGCAATCTCTCCTATATTATTAGCCTTTTGTTTGGTAATGATTTCTATATTCAATTCCGACATTAAAGGTCTTGTCTATTTAGGAGGTGTTTTAATTGCTTCATTAATCAATTTGTTCATTTTGAATTCATTAAAAGTTAAATCAGAGACGTTAATTCCTCCCTCTTGTAATTTAATCGACTTTCCCTTTAATTTAAACGAATACGTCAGTCCTGCCTTCAATAGCATGTTTATTGCCTTTACGTTGGCCTATTTATACCTACCTATGCAATATATATCCGGCATTAACTACCCAGTTTTAATGTTTATTACATCGCTATTAGTATTGGATGGTGGCACTAAAATTATGGGCGGGTGTACGTCATTGAGTGGGGTAGCTTTAGGATCTTTGGTCGGTTTTGTTCTAGGTATTCTTTGGTTTATTGCTTTTTATTCTACTGACCACAAAGACCTCTTGTTCTTTAATGCCGAAGCATCTAATAATGTTATATGTTCTAGACCTAAAAAACAGAGCTTCAAATGTCGAGTTTTTAAAAATGGTGAGGTCATAGCCACTATGTAGTCTAGTGTAGGTTTGATAAATATTTATTCATATTTTTGTGATAAATATTTATTCATATTTTTGTGATAAATATTTATTCATATGATTCGTCTAATCAGGTAAATGTCTACGCATAAAAGTGGATATGATTTGTATTCCACCAACTAATAAATTCCTTGATAACTTGACCTTTGTGTAAACTTGTAGTTAATAACTTGGGGTTCGGGTTAGGCTTTTGCCAGGTTTGTAAAAAATATTGAACTATACTTAGCGTATTTGCTGTTTTATATTTATCATCCATCTGTTTCTCTGTAAACACGGGATTTCCCACACGTTGATTCACTTCATTATGAAATGATAATAACATCATTTGTAAGTCTCTCTTAGACTGAATAGTATTTACGTTCAGGGTTCCCATTTTTTGCTGCGCGTGTCCAGCGCATTCAGGACAAGGCAAATTGCTACATATTCTCTTAATCATTGAAATCAAACTGTTTTTTATTAACGGAAAACTATCTTCTTTTATTTTTTCCGCTAAAGTATGGAATACAAACCACGTACATGGCCCCCAAGCTTTTGTCATTCTCTATTAAATATATATAAAGAGTTTTTATAAATTTTCTTTATATATGAATATAATTTTGGAAGGAAATATTAATTTTTATGATGAATTAAATAATATGGATAATGACTCTGACGAGGATGATGATAATTATTGTTTAATAACAAAAATGCCACTTGATAAAAACAGTATCAAGCTGCCATGTAATCACGCATTTAATTTTGTTCCATTGTATAAAGAAGTTGTTCAACAAAAAGCAAAAACAAACATGTCCTATTTAAATACGGATAAATTGGCTTTTAATCAAATCAAATGCCCTTACTGTAGGCAAAAGTTTGATTTTTTGTTACCACATGTTCGCTTAAATAAAGAAATGATATTTTGCCAAGGTGTAAATACCCCCGAGAAATTTTGTATGGAGTTTCATACTTGCGAATATATGTTTAAAAACGGTAAAAATAAAAATAATTTATGCGCAAAGCCTGCTTATTATGGCGTTGTGGGATGTTATTGCTCTAATCACCATAGTGTTGCTTCTAAAAATAATGGTTTATCCTCCAATTCAATCACTACGTTGAACAGCGAGGATATTATTTTATGTAAAGCCGTATTAAAATCTGGAAAACGCGTTGGCCAAGAATGCGGTTCAAAAATTTGTAACGGAACCGACGCTTTTTGTAAACGTCATTTGTCAAAGTAGTATATTGATGTAAATAATATAATTTTTATTTACATCAATTTATTTTTCTCGTTATGCTTTTTACTTTTATTTACAATTTGTTACAGTATTGTTAATCGTAATAAAAATCTAAACTTCCATTTTGACTACAATCAACAAAATAACCATTGCCTTTGGTAACTGATCTTTTTCCATTTATAAGATCTACACTAACATAGCTTTTACTGTCGGTATTATATGTAGACATAGTGTTTATGATATTACTATAATCAAATACATCTCCTGTTTTTGTAGCTCCAATTAAATTCCAACCAAGTTTAACTGAAACACCTAGTATTATTTGACCGGTTACACTACCCGTTACGTACTTGAAATTTTCAAATGTGCCTGCTACACCTTCAAGTAAGGTAGCCGTGGGAGTCGTATTATTATCCGAATCTTCATACACATTATATTCCGTAAGTGAACTCTTTTCAAACTTGATTTTATTCCCAGATATTAGTTTTATTATAACGAAGTCTCCTACTAATTCCAAGCGGGCATATAGAGCTTCGTCGTCTGCGAGTGATGTGGTCACATCAAACTCTCCTCCAGAAAGAGTAGAAGAAGTTACAAGGTTTACTTTGGACCTGGTAATAGTTGATGTAATAGAAGAATCTAAGAACACATCTGCGTCTACTACCATCTTTACTCCCGGGGTTGCTAGGGCAATAGAATTATTTGTAATCAACTCTTGTACAAATGCTTTTCTAGCCGCACGATTTTGTACGGCTAAACTACTTGTCAATCTTAATGCTAGACCGGTTGTAGGTACTGTAATCGTATTACCTACGACTGGCAATGGATTAACATCACTTCTGGAAAACGGAGACGATGGAAATATTCGCATCACATTACTACCAACACCCAATTGAGATGCGACATTAACTGGACTAGTTAAACTGCCTCCATTGGTAGCATGGCCCCAAGCAACAACTGACCCATCACCTTTTAAAGCAGCAAACGCAACATTGGTAGAATAAATATGGACCACATTTGTCAACTGACTTTGTACAGTGCTAGCACTGCCTCCCCAGGTAGCATGGCCCCAAGCAACAACTGACCCATCACCTTTTAAAGCAGCAAACGCATAACCAGTAGAATAAATATGGACAACATTTGTCAACTGACTTTGTACAGTGCTAGCATCGCCTCCATAGGTAGCATCGCCCCAAGCAACAACTGACCCATCACTTTTTAAAGCAGCAAGCGCATAATAGTTAGAATAAATATGGACTACATTTGTCAACTGACTTTGTACAGTGCTAGCATTGCCTCCATAGCCAGCATGGCCCCAAGCAACAACTGTTCCATCACCTTTTAAAGCAGCAACCGCAGCATCGTTAGAATAAATATGGACTACATTTGTCAACTGACTTTGTACAGTGCTAGCACTGCCTCCATAGGAGGCATTGCCCCAAGCAACAACTGTTCCATCACTTTTTAAAGCAGCAAACGCACCATAGTTAGAATAAATATGGACCACATTTGTCAACGCACTCTGAACAGTGCTAGCATTGCCTCCATTGTTAGCATCGCCCCAAGCAACAACTGACCCATCACCTTTTAAAGCAGCAAACGCATAATCGTTAGAATAAATATGGACTACATTTAAAAGCTGGCTTTGTACAGTGCTAGCATCGCCTCCCCTGCCAGCACTGCCCCAAATAACAACTGTTCCATCACCTTTTAAAGCAGCAAACGCACCATTGGTAGAATAAATATGGACAACATTTAAAAGCTGGCTTTGTACAGTGCTAGCATCGCCTCCAAAGCCACTATGGCCCCAAGCAACAACTGTTCCATCACCTTTTAAAGCAGCAAACGCATAACTGGTAGAATAAATATGGACCACATTTAAAAGCTGGCTTTGTACAGTGCTAGCACTGCCTCCCCAGTCAGCACTGCCCCAAGCAACAACTGACCCATCACTTTTTAAAGCAGCAAACGCCCACGTGTTAGAATAAATATGGACCACATTTGTCAACTGGCTTTGTACAGTGCTAGCATCACCTCCACGGCTAGCATCGCCCCAAGCAACAACTGACCCATCACCTTTTAAAGCAGCAAACGCCCTAATTTGTATCGTAATATCCAGCAAATAGTTGTAATATCCGATATTTTGATTAAAGTAAATGGATTCTAAATCTTCCGAGGTGCTTTCCATTATCCAGTCGCCTCCATATTTAATATTTCCGGTTTTGTCATCCGACGCACCAATGATTACACTTGTCGCTTGAGTCAACTGAGTATAATAGTCGTTCCATACAGGTGACTGAAGTGTATCACATGCTAAAAAATCCATATTCTTCACTTGGAAAGTGTTTATAATATTCACTAAATAGTCTTTGTTTTCACTAAAGGAAAATGGTGTATTATCTAAGAATAATTCAGTGGCATCGCCACCCTGGGAGACGAAGCAAAGACCAATTCGCTTAATCTCGACAAAATGCGTTTGTAAAAGGGCTAAAAGTTCCGATTTCGAGGAGTTGGAAGAGTAAACAATGGGAAACGTAGAAGAGTTGACAGAGTCGACAAAGACTTGATAGTCCTTTACTATGCTGTCAACGAGCAATACATTTGTGAATGAATGACCTTGTTGGATTTCAGGATGAACCAATTGACTAGGTTGTGTATCAGACAACATATTATACAATACAAATATATAATATTATACAAAATAAAAAAATCAATATAAATATTTTTATTTAGGTTTAACCATATTACAACTAATTATTTCAAAAGACTATTTTTCTACCATGTTTACTTCAAAGAAGCATACAACTTTTTATAAGCCGGGAGATTGTTCGCCTTGATTATTTTTGTTCTTATTTATATTTTTCATAATAAATATACCTTACTACTTGCTGGATCTGTATATTTCTTAAGGCGCTCTTTGGTTGATTGAAGTTCTTGTTTAGTTGATTGTAATTCTTCTTCTAATTTCTTTATTTTTTCTTCATTATCCATTATGATACTATATATAATAAAAATATTTATATAATTTTTATTATAATTGTTTCAAAAAACGGCGTTTTAAATTACCAATTTTTTAAAATTTCTACAAATCCATCTTGACTATAATTAACAAAATAACCATTGCCTTCGGTAACTGTTCTTTTTCCATTTATAAGATCTACACTAACATAGCTTTTACTGTCGGTATTATATGTAACCATAGTGATTATGATATTACTAGAATCAAATACATCTCCTGTTTTTGTAGCTCCAACTAAATTCCAACCAAGTTTACCTGAAACAGCAAATGGTGGTTCAATTTCACCGGTTACACTACCCGTTACGTAGTTGAAATTTTCAAATGTGCCTACAACACCTTCAAGTAAGGTAGCCGTGGGAGTCATATTATTATCTGAATCTTCATATACATTATATTCCGTAAGTGAACTCTTTTCAAACTTGATTTTATTCCCGGAGGGAAGTTTTATTACAATGAAGTCTCCTATATTTTCCAAGGGGGCATATAGAGCTTCGTCGGATGCGAGTGATGTGGTCGTATCAAACTCTCCTCCAGAAAGAGTAGAAGAAGTTACAAGGTTTACTTTGGACTTGGTAATAGTTGATCTAATAGAAGAATTTAAGAACGCAGCTGCGTCTACTACCATCTTTACTCCCGTTGTTGCTAGGGCAATAGAATTATTTGTAATCAACTCTCGTACAAATGCTTTTCTAGCCGCACGATTTTGTACAGCTAAACCACTTGTCAATCTTAGTGCTGGGCCTGTTGTAGGCACTGTAATCGTATTACCTATGACTGGTAATGGATTAACATCACTTCTGGAATACGGAGACGATGGAAATATTCGTATCACATTACTACCAGCACCCAATTGAGATGCGACATCAACCGGACTAGTTAAACTGCCTCCAAAATTACCATCGCCCCAAACAACAACTGACCCATCACTTTTTAAAGCAGCAAACGCATTACTGTTAGAATAAATATGGATTACATTACTACCAGCATTTGTAACCGAACTGGGAGGATTGCCTCCCTTGGAAGTATCGCCCCAAGCAACAACTGACCCATCGCCTTTTAAAGCAGCAAACGCAAACTTGTTAGAATAAATATGGATTACATTACTGCCAGCATCAGTAACAGTTGAGGGAGCATTGCCACCATTGCTACCGCCCCAAGCAACAACTGACCCATCACGTTTTAAAGCAGCAAACGCATAATAGTTAGAATAAATATGGACCACATTACTGCCAGCACCCAATTGAGATGCGACATCAACCGGACTAGTTAAACTGCCTCCCTCGCTAGAATTGCCCCAAGCAACAACTGACCCATCGCCTTTTAAAGCAGCAAACGCAAAATCGTTAGAATAAATATGGATCACATTACTGCCAGCACTTGTAACCGAAGTGGGAGCACTGCCTCCATATAAGCCATAGCCCCAAGCAACAACTGACCCATCGCCTTTTAAATCAGCAAACGCATAACCATTACTATAAATATGGACCACATTACTGCCAGCATTTGAAACCGAACTGGGAGCATTGGCACCAAAAGAAGCACTGCCCCAAGCAACAACTGTTCCATCACTTTTTAAAGCAGCAAACACAAAATTGTTAGAATAAATATGGACCACATTACTGCCAGCATCAGTAACAGTTGAGGGAGCATTGCCACCATTGCTACCGCCCCAAGCAACAACTGACCCATCACCTTTTAAAGCAGCAAACGCAGTAATGTTAGAATAAATATGGACCACATTACTGCCAGCACTTTTAACCCCACTGGGAGCAGTGCCTCCATCGGTAGCATTGCCCCAAGCAACAACTGTTCCATCACTTTTTAAAGCAGCAAACGCAGAATTGTTAGAATAAATATGGATCACATTACTGCCAGCACCCAATTGAGATGCGACATCAACCGGACTAGTTAAACTGCCTCCACTGGTAGCATCGCCCCAAACAACAACTGAACCATCGCCTTTTAAAGCAGCAAACGCATACTGGTTAGAATAAATATGGACCACATTACTGCCAGCACTTGTAACCGAACTGGGAGCAGTGCCTCCATAGGCGCCCCAAGCAACAACTGACCCATCGCCTTTTAAAGCAGCAAACGTCAAAAAAGTTAACGTAATATCCAGCAAATAGTTGTAATATCCGATATTTTGATTAAAGTAAATGGATTCTAAATCTTCCGAGGTGCTTTCCATTATCCAGTCGCCCCCATATTTAATATTTCCGGTTTTGTCATCCGACGCACCAATGATAACACTTGTCGATTGAGTCAACTGAGTATAATAGTCGTTCCATACGGGTGAATGAAGTGTATCACATGCTAAAAAATCCATATTCTTCACTTGGAAAGTGTTTATAATATTCACTAAATAGTCTTTGTTTTCACTAAAGGAAAATGGTTCATTGTCTAAGAATAATTCAGTGGCATCGCCCACCTGGGAGACGAAGCAAAGACCAATTCGCTTAATCTCGGCAAAATGGGTTTGTAAAAGGGCTACAAGTTCAGATTTCGAGGAGTTGGAAGAGTAAACTATGGGAAACGTAGAAGAGTTGACAGAGTCGACAAAGACAGTAAAGTCCTTTACTATGCTGTCAACGAGCAATACATTTGTGAATGAATGGCCTGATTGAATCTCAGGATGAACCAATTGAGTAGGTTGTGTATCAGACAACATAATATACAATACAAATATATAATATTTATTGAATATATTTTTATTTAGGTGTAATAATCTTAGAACTAATTATTTCAAATGTTTATTTTTCTAACATTTTTACTTCAAAGAAGCATACAACTTTTTATAAGCCGGGAGATTGTTCGACTTGATTATTTTTGTTAATACCTCGCATAGTTTATCTTGTTCAAGTGGATTGTATTTTCCACCGCATATCTTTGCCATGATGTTGTCTGGATGTAACGTTTCACATATTAAGTTGTTTATCATCATATGACCGTGCTTTTCCAAGAGCACATTGTATAACGTCTCCCCATTATATGGTATTTCAACGACTCCGTCACATACGCCAACTAGGTCGACTGCTCTCATCATTTTTCCTTTGTAAAATACACCATGCTCTTTACTTATTTGTGTAGTGGATATGGGCACATTCTTTCCTAGTGCGTCTTTTTCAATGGAAACAATATGCGTGAACAATGGTCTTGTTTGCGTAATGGCGACTATTCGCTTATTGCGAATGGTATGAATATCCGGATTCAATTTTTCAATCGCGACTAGGCCTTGGTTAGTATTGACAGGTGTTCCTGCGGGGAAACAAATTGGGGCAACTGTGGAACCGGATACACCTGATGACCCAGATGAAATTGATGAACCTGTCAAAGAACCTATACTATAAATAAAATTATCAAATGTGTTTGTAAACCCTTCAGCTCGTGACGTTCCTGTATCTTCAATACTCATATATTGTTCCTTTACCATATAACTGTTGTTTGCCATCTTTTCTACACGTATTTTTTTTCCGGAAATTGTTGTTATTATTATAACATCTGATACGTCATCCAAATAAAGATATACTCCTTCATCTTCACCTAAATCGCTTACATTAAAATTTAATATTCCAGACGGTAATTCAACGTTATTATTATCTACCAATAATATCCTTACATAATTATTTGTTATTATTTGTGATGTTCCTAAAAATGACGATGTACTCATTAATAACTTCGTTCCTTGACCTGCTCCTTCAAAAAAACTTTTATTCTTTACAAATAACTCTTCTACAAAGTATTTGCGTGATATTCGATTATTAGATTCATTCACATCATTTATTAATATATCAGGAGTCGATGACGTTGAAATATCTATTATTATCATATCGTTAATAATATCACTAATCGTTAAAATAGGAACGAGTGCCTTGATTTGTTGTCTTTTTAATTCATCTGGAGATAATGTAGTTCCATTATCTATATCAAACGCAGCAGATACATTTACAATATATGCTGAACCAGGTTGTAATGTTATATCACCTGTATTGTATGTTGACGATGGATTATTTTGAGGTCCAGAAATGGCTGCGCCAGATGGCGTGAATAAATTACGCAAATAACTCCAAAATGTATTACTAGATGTACCGCCAACTTTCACTTTGTCTAATAATACCTTCGCATCGTTTGATGTTGAAAATGGCCATGAAATAAAATTGAATCCAACCGTTAAATCTGTTTTTAAATATGAAAATTCTTTTCCAGTGACGGTCCAAGCCACCGTCCCACTCTCTCCAGCAAACAATACCTTTACATAATATCCGGAATCATAATTAATATCTTCGTCTGTCGACGGAGTCCAACCAATTCCAGATTCATATGAAAACTGGTTATATGCCTGGTCAAATATGATTAGTTTACTGTAACCAGATGGTATTGAACCAAACAATGTTTGAATTGTCGTTTTTGAAGTATCTAGACTATAAAATGAAATTAGATTCCATTGTCCGTGTGTAAAATTAAACGTCTGACTATTGGCAATACCTAACTGTATATCTGTATTTGATGGTTGACTTGAATAACTTACAAACATTGGTTCTGAGAAAAGGCTTGTTGCTCGTGAGAACGACGCCATTTGTAATGAAGAACCCCCTCCCGAAACAGACGGATTAGATTCATTTGAAGCTCCTCCATATTTTCCAGAATAACTAGCCTTACCAGTTACTTCATCTACATAATAAGTAACATTATAATATTGCTCATCACCTGAATCAATGATAGCACTAGTTTCGTTTGTCACAGTATTATTTGTATATTCACCATATTTGTATACTTTATAATGTTTATCTGCGACAGTTACTATGACAGACGTATAAGAACCTGCTGTTGCTCCTCCATCAATACGATTCGCATCCCCACTATTTGAACTCAATGTATTTCCATTACCGTCTAATTTTGTATACGATGAAATATACAATGGCTCTATTTGTTTTGTAGTATGTCTCCATACCTGTAAATAAGGAGCAGCCGTAGTCATTCCATCACCACCTATTATATCTTGCGAGCAAGTTACTTTCTTCACTATATCTGTATTGTTCCAAACGTAAATATCTAAACATTTCTTTGTAGTTCCATCGAATATAGCAATACAATCACCATCGCTTATATTATTACTATTGGAATCATCCAAATAATAAATGGTTGGGGCATTCGCGTTTACTGAATTATTTCGCCATTCTGGTACAAAATAAGACGGAACGTTATTACTTCCACTTGGTTGATATGTTGGTAGAGACCATGTTAAATTGCTGCTTAATGCCGTTGATGTACGCACAAGAGGATCAAATATTGTTATTTTATTTGATACTACACTGGTGGTTGATAAAGTCTTTGGTACACTACCGTCACATACTTGCCAATCAGCCGGATCACTATGTACTTGATGCATGTTTGTGTAACTCAATGCGGTAAACACAAAACTAGTGTTAGGCATCAAGTTGCTATAGCTATATGATTTTGAATTAGAATTAACTGGGACAATATCCAACGGGGAATTCACTAACCTACCCATGTTTCCTTGAATTTCTCTATCCAATGAATAATATATTGGCTCGTCAGTTGAACCGGGAACATGTGACCAACTCATACTAATATTATTGATACTATTATTGGTTAACGTTATAGTTGGTTTACCTGCTTTTAGAGGAGCATTTGTTTTTGCTTGAACGAATGTCTCGGCAAATACTTTGTTGTAGTTATCCACATCAGATGCGGTGGACGCATATTGTAAATCACCACTTTCGTCTTTTGATACAACATTATCACGATTATACGCAATGACACGGTATGCGTATATACCATTGTCGCGTAATATACTATGCTCATATGTGTTGATTGTTACATCTGCTATTTCAGTTAAAATTGTGGATGATTCTTCTAATATTGTTTGTGTAAAAGTTGAATCAGATATACTTTCGTAATGCTCCAGATTATTTACTCTTAATTGGTATATTTTATATCCAGTTACCCATATATCATCATTGGTCCAACTTAAATTCATTTTATTTTGTCCAGGCGTAATGGAAAGATTTATCGTTGCTCCAGGTATGGGTGCCGGGGCAGTTCCTAGCGATTTTGCGTATACAGTTGTTGTTCCTGGGTCTGAGTATTTATTATTAATTGAATCGACTGCGACTATATGAAAGAACAACTCGTCGTCATCACGAATAGCCGACTTCGCATTATTTTTCCACATTTTGGAAACATACACGTTATTTCCGTTACTTATTACATTATCGCGACTGATTGTCTCTAACAATATTTGTTTTTCGTAAATGCGATATTCTATTGGGTTTGTTCCGTTACCATAAGTAAAATCCGTGATTTCCAATTTAATCCAATCTGCTTCATATTCCAAAATATTACCAAAACTATCTTGTCCCAATGATTTTACTCCTTGAACCGGGTTTTGTTCAGGTGTTGTTGTAAAGTATACTGATTGTTCAGTTCGACCTAAGTTTGGTACAGTAACTATTGTGTCTTGGTCATAATATGACAGTAAAGTCCCAGCTTTTGTTCGGACATTAACTGTATAATCTGTACCCGGTAACAGGTTATCTATCGAATAGGCCTTATTACTACTATCGTATATAATCATATCCGGTACGGTGACTGTTTTTACTTCGCTAATATCGTTTTGTCCTGAAACGTCATAACTATTTCGTTTAATTTGGTAGGATAACGTTGAAGCTGTGCCAACATTTGACTTATCTCTCCACGATAAATCAATACTAGGAATGATATTGTTCTGTGTTTGTCTCAAATCAAGAGGTATAGCCGGTTCTGTTATAATGGTTGTTTCAAATGTATGGATATCACCAGTGACGACATTTTTACCACTAATTTTATATGTATATGAAGCATTAAACCATAATCCGTAATAGTCGTCCAACGTATGGGAAGTAGTAGTTGTTTTTATTTTACTATTTAATATGGTTATATCGTCTAATCCATCATTTCCCAATGTATCCTTTCTAATTCTATTAATATCATCAATAAAAACAAAACTATCGTTATAACTATTCTGAATTTCAGTAATACTATTCCGTTTATAAACATAATTCATTCCAGACGTAACATTCCATTGAAACTGTATTTTTGCTCCATTATCTTGTGTTGTAATTGATTGTCTGGTCAAATTCATTTGAAATCCTAGGTTGGGCAAAGAAGCACCTATTTCTCTTGCGGCAGCTCCTCCGGTAAAATTCATATTGTTTGAAATATATGGTTTCAACAAATATTTTCCTTTTACAATATCACCGTCAGCCAATGTATTATTATCAACTACAATAAATAAATGGGGACTATTTCCTTTTGTGTACCCATCTTTTATGGTTGTTGTTGAATCATCCTCGCTTGTGGGGAAGAATATATTGGCGCTTTCACCACTATTGCTTGCTGGGAGATAAGATGATTTGTTATTCGCATAATTGTACGTGATAGCTGGAAGATTATCTGTACCAGTATGTTTACCTACGCAATAATAAATACCTGACTTTATGTCAAATATATACATTTGCTCTAGTTTAATACCAGATGTGCCCCATTGATTGGTATTAAAGCTAATACCATTTTGGCCGGATGATATATAATACGTATTTGCATTAAATGCGTCCCCTGACCATATATTGTTAAAACTATTGTTACCGAATTTATAGTCTGTTAAATCATTCGCGTTATAACTATTACTTGCTATGAATTGCGTATAGTCATTTAATGTTATATTAAATATATCTGGATCCGGGACAAAAATATCAGGTTCTGGCTCCGGTTCTGGCTCGGGTTCAGGCTCAGGCTCGGGTTCAGGCTCTGGTTCAGGCTCTGGTTCAGGCTCTGGTTCAGGCTCAGGCTCAGGCTCAGGCTCAGGCTCGGGTTCTGGCTCGGGTTCTGGCTCTGGCTCTGGCTCTGGTTCAGGCTCAGGTTCCGGCTCAGGCTCTGGTTCCGGCTCTGGCTCTGGTTCAGGTTCTGGTTCTGGTTCAGGCTCAGGCTCAGGCTCAGGCTCTGGTTCAGGCTCAGGCTCAGGCTCCGGCTCTGGCTCAGGTTCTGGTTCAGGCTCAGGCTCAGGTTCAGGCTCCGGTTCTGGCTCTGGTTCTGGTTCTGGTTCTGGTTCAGGTTCTGGT